TGCGGTGCCGGGGGATATTGCGGTTATAATTCCGCCCGTTACTGTGAGGATGGTTTCATCGCTTGATACGTATATGTAGCCCTCGTTGACTTCGAGAACCGACCCATCCGTACATTCAACGACCGTCGAGACTAACGCCTTTTCGGTCTCCCCGACGTGCATTACAGCCGGGATTGCGAATGATAATTCGACATTTTCAGGTATCCTCTCATTCAAAGTTCTTCCAAACGGAGTGATCTGATTGAGAAGTGAATCTGAAACGAATCCGTTTTCATATGACCTTACAATGCCGTTCTCGGAGTGTCCCTGTTCTCCCTCCGCTCCTCTATGCAGATAGATTTCATTGGCTATCTGCACTTGGAGCGTTTCATATCTTCTCGGGACTTTGGCGAGGATGTAACTAGTCAGGTATGGATATGCCCTCCGAACTACAATGTCCTCTGCCAGCGTCAAATACGTTTCAAGGATTTCGGGAGTGGCATCACTATCTCCGCAAATACTCTGTAGCATTGTCAGTTTTTCAAGTTCTGTCATTCCCTGATCTCCTCTTAAGATACGGTGTAGTGATACTCGATGCCGATAACATCGGTTGATGCCGGAGCGGTGGTAAAGGTAACAGTTCCTGCACTATAGGAATAGCCGGAGGTCTGAACCTCACCGTTTACGGTAACAACGGGAGTATCGGTAGGAGTATGGTCGCAAGTAAATGCAACGGTAGTTCCGTCACCGTTCTCATACTGGAGATAGTTTGCACTACCGCCGGAAAGAACGACCTGAACGATCATGTTAGGATTTGTAAGAGCAGAGATGTAATACTTTCTTGCGAAAACATTGTTGAGTCTCTTGTTTGCGTTCTGCTCGTCACGGGATGCAACCTCGGTGTTGACACCAGTCTTGTTAAAGACGGTGATAGCATCCTTTGTGCCGACGTACATGATATTCTCGGGGAGATTCTGCTTATAGAAAAGAGCAACTCCTGCGATAGAGCCAACATAGCCCTGCTCCCATGCAAGACGAGGATCGTAAACAATCTGATCTTTCATTGCCTTACGAGCCTTTGCGATGCCTTTCTTGTCGGTGATAGCCCATACAGTAGGAATGAACTTGCCCTGAACCTCGATAACAGGCTCGTTTGCGTCGGTGATGTTCATTTCAGCAACAGCGTCAACAAGTGCATCGAAATCGTAAGTGGTGGGAGTGATCAGTTTGGTAGCCTTTGCCATCTCCACCATGATATCGGCATTAACCTTGTCAAACAGAGCAACACCGAGACGGGTGAGGCCAGTCTGTACAGCGACAGGGTCTCTCATAAGAGCCTCATCGGAATACTTGAACCATGCCTGTGCGCACTTTACTCTGTACTCCTTTTCTACAAGAGAAGTGGAGATAGAATTTGCGTTTCCCTGACCCTCTGCTACGTCCTCTGCTGATCCTGATGCTCCGTATACATTGATTCTGCGGATGTCGCCTGTAGCACCCTCGAGTTCGTTGTCAACGGTACAGAACTGGTTGAGGTCAAGGTGAGATGCGAACAGATCCTCTATCTCATTGGAGAGGAATCCGTTGTCAAATGTTGCGACATTGACCATTGAATTAGTCTGACTCATATTTGTCCTCCTATAATTTTTGTAGGTTAGGGGTGGCACTCACGATATGTGCCATCCGTATTTGTTTTACTTTTCGTAAAGTTTGTTGTATTCGTCCGGGTGTTCCTGATGAAATTTGAGACGTTCAGCCGGACTTAACTTTCTGAACGCATCCAACGTCATTGTGGGGGCTTTTCCGCCCTCGCCATCGGGTCTCGGAGTAGTCTTAAGGAGTTCTGCCTTATATGTCTTGTCATGCTCCGTCATAAAGGACTTCATCTCTTTGAAGAAACCATCGCTATCCCCATTAGTGAAAGCCTCTGATGCTTTTAGAGCGGATTCCTCGGTCATTCCTAAACCGATAAATGACGCTTTCCTCTCGGTAACTGACTTTTCCCTCTGTAGGGCCTTTATCTGCTCCTCGAGTTCTGCCATCTTCTTCTCGGATTCGGTCGTTCCCTCGGACGCCTTATCCTCCAAAGCCTTAAGTTTGCGCTTGTATTCGGCAACTTCCGAATTAGCCTTGCTTGTGGCGTTCTTGTATCTCTCCAGTTCCGATGAATTATCATCGATTTCGAGTTCCTCTAACGCCTTGATCTTGTCCTCTGCCGACATTTCGGCATAGCCCTCGATTTTTGATGTGTCTAACTTACTCATAAAACCTCCTTGCGTTTAAAGCGGTTCACTCCGCACAATTTGCGTTTACAGTTCACTCTGTTATATAAAACCCTTTGGGGATAAAGGATTTTAAACCTCCTCGTAGCGGATAAACCGGGGTGCGATCCATCCGCCACTCATCCCTTGATTCCCAAGCGAGGAGGTACGGGATGTAAATTGTCTGACTATTTCTCAATAATCTTAAAATAACATCTACAATTATAATGTAACGGCAGTTTTATTTTGTCAATATCGAAAATTTTACCATCATTTTCGTTACATTTCGGGCAAACACGCTCGTCATCCTGTGTTACCCATATTACTTTGGTTATCCCGGCTGATTTTGCGCCCTCTAATGCAGATTCGATGGTTATATTGTCGCCAGCCTGTTTAGCCTGACGATTCCAATACTTAAGGGCTTTCTCGATGTTCTTGTTGATATCTGATTTGTTGGGCGACGAGATAATTTCTTCGATGGTTCGGGCCAGTTTGCGGTCAAATTCATTCACAAAGATGTATTGAGTGACATAATTGACCGAACTTAAGTACCATGTGACATATTTTTCCGCATCAAAGGTCTTTATTTTGCGAAAACCGTCCTTTTGCCCGACGTAATACTTGATCTTGTTGCCCTTTTTCTCTATGAACGTCTTGCAGTTCTTTTCAAACGACCACAGCACGATTAAAACAAGAATACTGGTTAAATCGTCGTACAACTGCTTATATGTACGCTTTACACGCTCCGAAACGGCTTTATAGCCCTTTGAAGTGTTGAGTTCGTCAAACGGCAGAGCCTGTAACTCCCGGTTAAGAGAACTAAAGGCTCTGACCATCTTCAATGCGTACTGTCTATAGAGTTTATCGGTGTATTTAAACATCCTCGTCCTCGGATTCCGTTATCGTGGTATCGTTCATGGCCTGTTTAACCCTTTTCTGCTCCTGCTCGTCATGCCACTTCTTTGCCTCCATGAAAGCCGAATCAGGATCAGGGAACATATCACTATGCTCATATGCCTGTTGAGGGTGAATCCAATCGTTAGAGAGCATGGTTACGAGGTTATTCACCTTTGCAGAGTCGTTCGTGTAGTTACGACGAGGGAATCTGATATCAACCTGACCGAGCGCAATGTTAGTTCCGCCTATGGTATTCGAGTAGAATATAAGGAAATTCAGGAACTGCCTCTCGGACTTCTTAAAATAGGTCTCTGTGAGTTTCGCTCTCGCCTCGGCGGACGACCATCCGTCCCGGAGCAATACCGCGCTACCTGTATCACTCGTGGATGACCCACCATTTCTGTTAGGCATACCGCAGATAGTCAGCACCGCCTCGTACAAGTCGTCCTTAAAGGTCTGTGCATCGCCCTGATTGAGTGCCTGTGAGAGATAATATGCCTTGCCGTCTTTAGGAATGAACAGACCACCCGTCTCCTTAAGACGTTGCATAAAGGTAGACTCGTCCTCCGCCTCTATCTGCATATTCTCCATGCACAAGATAGACTGGATGAACTGCTCGAGGCCGTCGGCTCTGTCACTCTGACAATCGTTGATCGCATCGAGTAGTGACAGGACTATCTCAAAGTCGCCCAAACGGGCTTTATTAGCCGGATATTCGATGATGGGGACTCTCCCAAGAGCATGAGATGTAGAGGTGATGATTTTCCCGTCCATGATCTCGTAGAATGTGTCTTTTGTGTAGACATAATAGAGAACCTTATTTTCCTCTAATTCCACGAAAGTAACGCCCATCATAGGCTTATGCCCGAGTTTGGATGAATAGACCACAAATGTAGTCCTCGGGTCTAATGTAAAGAACTCAAAGGGGGCGTCGCCCTCGTCGAGCCTCTCCTCTTTGGGCAATATCAGCCTGAAAGCCGTTCCGCAGACAGAAAACCACTCCGCTAACTGCAAGTCGGATTCTTCTTTGGATTCGAGGTCCAGCCATGTGTTAAGAATCTT